GGTGGCGGTGGTGGCGGTGGAGGCTCTGGTACATTAAGGTTTAATCCTAGCATTCAAAGAATTTTCGTCACCGCTGGTGCTGGTGGTAATGGTGGTAGTCTTGGTTCAGCTGGTAGTGCAGGTGAAACAATTGTAGCCGGTGCCAACGGTGGTTCAGGTGGTGCCGCTGGTGCTGCTGTAAACGGTAACTCGAATATTACATGGCTGGCAACGGGAACACGATTAGGAGCAATTTCATAAAATTCGAAATTTTGCGTTCCGGCCCAAAAATTTTTCGGCACGATTTCAAATACTAAAAAAGCGATTTTACTCCTAGAGCAGAATAAATAAGAAGATGGCACTTACAATAACAAAAATATACTCAGACATCGACTTTACCTTTACCAAGAAACCGGTAACGGGAGATGTAGCACTCAGCTTTGATGACCAAGCAGTAATTCGGTCGATTCGTAATCTATTGTTGACGAATCACTTTGAGAGACCTTTTAATCCAGATTTAGGTTCAAATCTCAATGCGTTACTGTTTGAATTGGTATCACCACTCACAGCTGCATCGTTAGAGAGAGAAATCGCCACGATGATTGATAACTATGAGCCAAGAGCTCGCATCAATGAGGTGATTGTGACACCGCTACCAGACAATAATGCTTACAATGTCTATCTCAGTTTCTATATTGAGAATGCCACATTGCCAACAACAGTAACCCTACTACTCGAACGGAATAGATAAAATGGCAGGAGCTAACAGTAATATCCAAATGACTGATTTGGATTTTAATACAATCAAGACCAACCTTAAAACATTTTTACAATCACAAGATGTATTAAAAGATTATAACTATGAAGGTTCGGCACTCTCTACTCTACTAGACATTCTTGCTTACAACACACAATATAACGCCTACTATCTGAACATGGTTGGTAACGAGATGTTCTTAGACACCGCCATTCAGCGTGGTTCAGTTATTTCTCAAGCCAAGATGTTGAATTATACACCTCGTTCAGCCGTAGCACCAACAGCAACTATTAATCTGCGAGTGAATGATGTAACTGTACCGTCATTGACATTACCAAAATTCACCACATTTATGTCTGAAGCAATTGAGGGCATCAACTATAACTTTGTAACGGCTGATGCGTATACTGAGAACACAGTAGGTGGTGTAGTAAACTTCAATAATATCACTTTGAAGCAAGGCTTGGCAACAACATTGAATTACACCGTTGATTTGATTGCCAATCCAGAAACAATCTTTGAAATACCTGATGAGAATATTGATACATCGACATTAGTTGTAACTGTTCAACAATCATCTTCAAATGCAGCCAGTGATGTCTATACATTGGCAACAAACTATTCTTCTCTCACAGGTTCTTCTAAAGTATATTTTTTACAAGAGAGTTTGAATAACACCTATGAAATCTATTTTGGTGATGATGTTCTTGGTAAAAAACTAGTCAATGGTAATATCGTAAACGTATCATATGTTGTAACTTCTGGTACGGCAGCCGCAGGTGCCAATAACTTTGTGTTGATGGACACAATCGTTGGTTATGCCAATACATCGGTCTTTCCTCTTACACCAGCAACAACAGGTAATGAAAAAGAAACAATTGAATCGATTAAGTTTCAGGCACCTAAATCATATGCTGCTCAAAGTCGTGCAGTTAACAAGAACGATTACATTACAGCCATTTCTCAAAACAGTTTAGGTTTACAGTTTGATGCAGTCAATGTGTGGGGTGGTGAAGAAAATGTACCTCCTGTATATGGTCAAGTGTTTGTGTCTTTGAAACCAACAGGTGCATTTACTCTGACACAGGTACAAAAACAGCGTATCATTGAAGATATACTGAAACCAATTTCTGTATTGACGGTCACACCGACAATCGTTGATCCTGATTATACATATTTACAATTAACAGTCAATGTGTTGTATGACCCAACCAAAACAACACAGACATCAACTCAGTTGGCTGCCGGTATTAAGTCTGCCATACAAACATTTGCCAATGGTACATTGAATACATTCAATTCAACATTTAATACCTATGATTTGTTGAACACAATTCAAAATTATAGTTCATCGGTAGTTACCAGTGAATTTGATTTAAAATTACAAAAGAAATTCTTACCAAATCTCTCTACACCAACCACATATAAACTATTCTACAACTCATCACTACAGGCAGGTCGATTCTTATCTGGTACCAGCAGTTCGCCAGCGATGCAGTTTAGAGATCCAAATAATCTCGCCAATATTATTGATGGTATCTATATTGAAGAAGTTCCATCAGCCACAAATGGTGTTGAAAGTATTGCAGTATTAAATCCTGGTTTTGGTTATCAATCACCACCAACTGTGACCATTATGGGTGATGGCACGGGTGCAACAGCCACAGCCGTAATTTCTGGTGGTACCATTCAAAGTATCACCGTTGATAATGCCGGTAGCGGATACACCAGTGCAGTCGCTATGATTACACCAGCTGATGGTGATACAACAGGTCAACTCGGTGCCGCTGTAGTTAATCTTGAAGGTCGTTTTGGTACATTGAGAACATATTACTTTGATAGTAGTAATGTTAAAACAATTTTCAATTCAAATGTTGGTACGATTGACTACCAAGAAGGTGTTATCACACTCAATTCATTTGGCCCAATTGAAGTAGACAATGAATTTGGACAATTAACTGTGACGACCACACCAACTACATCAATCGTTTCTTCTACATACAATCGCATCATCACCATTGATCCGTTTGATGTAAATGCTATCACAGTTAATGTTACGGCCAGAACATGATAGAATCAGGTCAAAAAACCTCACTACTCATACCATCACAACTTCCTGAATTTGTTCGGGACGACCCCAACTATGCCAATTTTGTATTGTTTTTACAGGCATACTATGAATGGATGGAACAGACAGGTCAAGTTACTGACCGAAGCAAGAACATATTAAATTATGTTGATATTGATAAAACATCAGAAGAATTTTTACAATACTTTTACAATGAATTTTTACCTTATTTTCCACAAGATATACTGGCAGATAAGGTAAAAGTTGCCAAAATTGCTCGTGAACTATATCAATCAAAAGGTACACAGGCATCTTATAAATTTCTATTCAAAACACTTTTCAATTCTGATGTAGACTTCTTCTTTACTAAAGATGCCGTGCTTCGTGCATCGGCTGGTAAATGGTATGTTGCAAAGAGTTTGAAACTTGATTCACAGAATTTAGATTTCTTTGATTGTGTAAACTATCGAATCTTTGGTGAGACCAGTAAATCAATTGCAACAATTGAGGCTGTTGTTCTTACAGGAAACAAAATACAATTATTTGTTTCTGATATTCAACGATTATTCCAATCAGGCGAGAATGTTCGTGTTGTAGATGCCAACAACCAAGATGTATTGATGGAAGATGGTATGCCACACGAAGGCAAAATCGTAGGTCAGATTAGCCAAATTCTTATTAGCCCAACGAATCGTGGTTTGTTATATCGACCAGGTGATCCTGTCATTGTGTATGGCGGTCTCAGTTCAAACAACGGCATTGGCGCAACCGCTACAGTTGGTGAAACAACAACAGGTTCTATTCAACGTATCTCGGTAGTTTCTGGTGGTTATGGTTATCGTGAAAATCCAAATACAATTATTACTTTAACAAATGCTCCTGGTACCGTTGTTCAAGTATCATCTGTTGATCCAGCTGCAAACGGTGTGGCCAATGTGGCATTTGTGCCTACTGATGTGATTGGTGTCAAAGCATCCGTATTAATTGGTGCAGCTGACTATAATTTTTCTAATGTGGCCACCTCTAATGCTAGCAACACACTAGCTGAAGCGTTTACGTTTACAAGTTTTACTACATTCCCGATTTCTTCTTTGATTGTTTTAAATTCTGGTGGCGGACTCACATCTGTGCCTGATATCACAGCACAATCATTATTCAATGCTGAAACAGGCACAGGTAATATAAGAAATCTAGGTATACTTGCACCAATACAAATTGCAAACACAGGTACAGGTTATGCTGTCAATGATAAAATTATATTTACTGGTGGTTCTGGATTTGGTGCTGCAGCTAACGTCACGGCCGTAGGTGCTAATGGTGAGATACAAACAGTCAGTTATGTATACCCACCAGGACCATTATCGTATCCTTTGGGTGGATCTGGTTATCGTGCTGATGCTTTACCTGTGCTGACTATTTCAACATCAGGTGGTGCCAACGGTTCTGTGTTTGTTCCAGGAATTCTTGGTGATGGTGCAGTATTCTCCACATCTGTAGACCGTGTGGGTTCAATTACAACTATTAACATATTAAATCCGGGTGAAGATTATATTTCTGCACCTGGTGTATCACTCAAGGTACAAGATATTGTCATTGCAAACGTATCAATTGGAGATTTACCAACAACAGGTCAAATTGTCTATCAAGGACCTGATGTCGCCAATTCAAGTTATCGTGCCACGGTTGCCGGTACTGAAGTTCTTGTACCAAATGGTGACCCATTACAAACACTCTGGCGTCTGCGTGTGTATGATTACAATGCAACACCAACATATGGCATTCCAATTAAAATTGATGGTGATGCCAATACAATTATACAGATGTCGAATCAATATACCAGTTTTAATGCTGCTACTCGATTTGATTCAACCGGATTA